TGGCCGCGAGAACGCCAGCGTGCCACTTCTCCGCGCTCACCACTCCGCCAGCGTCAAGTTTGCACTCCTGCTGCTGCGGGCCGGCAACGCCTGCGGCTTGCGCCTCCATTGCTTCATCGTAGGGGAACGCGAGGAAAAAGAAGCGGTCGAGCGTGGAGGCATCTAATTCCATTGCGGCCGTATAGAGATTCGACGCTCCGGTGCCGGCGGTGTTCGCCCCGGCGATGCACCGGAAGTTCTCGTTGCGGGGGATGATTCCGGCGGGTGTGCTCATTGAACCGTTGGCAAGCGGTGTGTTGAAGGTGGTCAAGATCGCGCCGTCCGCGCGGTCCATTTCGTCCGCTAGCCACACTCCGCCGTCCCGATAAAGGCGCACAAGCGAGGTGTCGTGATAGCAGCCGGCGGCGTCGCGATAGCCAAGGAGTTTCGCTTCCGACATTCCTGGGCCGAAAGATTGAAACTCGAAGGGCAAAGCAAGGGCGTCCGCTATGGCATGGGCAATGGTGGACTTTCCACCTCCTGCCGGTCCGCACAAGTAGAGCGGGACACCGGACGAAACGACAGCACACGCGATAGGGAAAAGCCAATGCTGCCCTTCTACGGTGCGAGTTTGCCCGGCGCTTACTACGTCAACGACAACCCGACGGGGCGCAACTTTCGCCGCTTCATCCGCTGCAATGGCGCGCACTGCGTCTTCATCTAGGGGCAAAGCCTGGGGTGTCACACTCTCCATTGCTGCTCTGATAGCATCCGCCAGCGCTGCGGCGGCATCGCCTCCAGCGCGCACCGTAGCAACGGGACGCGCGGCGGGAAGCGGCAGCAATTCATTCTGTAACGCTGCGAGCAGTTCCGCGCGGCTCATGGCGGCCACGGTGCTGCTCGGCTCGCCGCCAGCTTCGCGGATGTCTCGGCGAAGATGGGAGCGAAGTCCGGCAACTAGCGCGCTGTCATTCACGGCCAAGCGTTCAAGCTCGGCCACGTCGTATGGTTTGGTTAGGTAGTTCACAAAAGGAGATTTCCCCGTTTATCTCTACTTGTCTAGCGAATATTTCGCTGAGTGGATACGATAGTCCACAAGCCGCTGAAACAAAGCCTTTTGCAAGGTCAAAAAAAGTTGCGTTTCGGCATTTTCTGTCATGTGGTCACACGTAGTCTCGCCCGTGGTCACACGTAGTCACACGCTTGCCAAGCTGCCAGTGATGCGCTATCTCACGGCCATGCCAACACCCGCTTCCGCTGTTCCTTGGTCCGATGTCGAAACTATGGTCAAGGCCGGTATCGGCGTTCGCGAAACCGCGCGCCGGCTCGGACTAGACGAGGAACGGATAAAGCGCCAAGTCTCGCGCAAAGGCTGGGCTCCCATGTCCCCAGCCGTCAAGCTCCAGCAAGCCGAACAGGCGCTCTCTGTAGTTCGCGAGGAGCTTTGTCCCCAAGTCCCCACGGCTGCCGATATGCTAGCACAAGCGAACGCGGAGAACTCGCGGCGCGGTCGTGCCGCGCTCCTCCGTGGCGGTGCTGAGGCTGCCGAGGACTGGGCCGCCCTGGACTCGTCTGAACGCCTGGAGCGCGCTCCACAGGCGGCCAGCCTCACCAAGGTGCTGGCCACCGCTGGCGACTGGGCCAGCAGCCAGCGCGGCAACGTGCGGATCAATATCCTGGCCGCTGATCCCTTCGCCCAAGTCCAAATCGAGGCTGATAAATAGCTAGACCGTAACGTAATAAAACGCCACTCATATAAAGCAGAGGCCAGCTCGGCACGCGCGAGGGCTGCGCCAGGATGGGTGCCGGTGCGGTGGCAGGGCCGGTGCTAGCACGCGCGGAGAGGGTAAGGAATCCATTATTTTACAGGCCAGCGCGGAGGGGGCGGGGGAGGGGGCTTTTCCGTGCGTGCGCGTATAGGGGCGTCTCTCCTTCCGTCGAGCAAAATCGACTTTTCTAGTAATTCTAACGGGCCTGTCCCCGACCGGCACCGTAGCTTCCCCCTGAGCTGCGCTGGTCTGTGAGCTGTCCTGGGGCGTGGGCGGTGGCGGTTGCGAGCACCGTCTAGCACAGTTTCAACAGTGCCTATTCTTCTTCTTCTGTCTGGGTTGAAAACGCTAAATATGTTGACAAATGTTGAAAGCTGCTATTTACTCTGTAAATGTTCGCTAAAGTCTTTCAACAAATCTTCGATTCCTCGATTGCCGAGAATTACCGCTATCGGCACATTTTCATGGATATGCTGGTCTTGGCGGACCCGGATGGAGGCATTGACATGACGTTGGAGGCGATAGCGCGAAGGACGAATGTGCCGGTGGATGAGTTGCGGGAGGCGATTACGGCCTTGAGCCTGCCGGATGCGTCGTCGAGGACACAGGAGTTTGAGGGGCGGCGGTTGGTGCCGATTGACGCGAAACGAAGCTGGGGCTGGCGGGTGGTTAGCTACGGGCATTACCGGGCGATTCGGGACGAGGAGACGCGGAGGCAGTATCAGCGGGACTACTACGTTGAGCGGAAGGCGAAGAAGTCGCTGAAAAAGCAGGTTCGGACGGCACGAGACGGCAATCCGCAGGCGACCATGACACCGAGGGCACCGCATGAACCTTGAGGAACGGCAATTCCTGCGCCGGAAACGGCTCTTAAACGCGCCGTTAGGCGTTCCGGGTGGTTGGCTGAGGGAAGTGAGTGCGGCGGGCAAGGAGGTCCATTCTCTTTACTGCCAGTGCTCGGATTGCTGGAGGCCGGTCACAGATGAGGACAGGGCACGGTGGGAGAAGAAGCGAATCCACTGAAATTATGACTGCTGAACAGGAAAAACTGATTGAGGACTACATCGCGCATTTCTTCCCTTTTGACGGAAAAAAGTGCGAGTGCGACAAGGAGGCTGGCGTAAAGTGCAAGTTTGCCCGATTCACACCGGAAATGTGGGAGCCGCTAACCTCTGGCGATCCAAATCACAGCTTTTCATCCAGCAACCGCAGCACGCCGAGCCAGTTCTCGCGCGTCTTGAAATAAATCTCCATCGTGGTCGCGCCGCCCTTCTCGTTCATCAGGTAGATGTCGATGCCGTAGAGTGAAGTGTCGTCCTTGTAGGCGTAGTAGCCCTTGAAGTCGATCTGGTTGAACGTAAACATCACGTATCCGTCCACATAGACCTTGACCCGCCCGTTGAAGATTTTGAAGTCGTAGGTGAATTGAGGCTTGGCTGGCATATCCCCAACTCTCCCCTTGACTTTGCCTTTAGTCAAGGGGAGGTTCGGGCCATGAGCTACGCAAGAACTGCCAGTCTGCACAGGAATGGCGAAAAATTAGCTGTGCTGGTCGAAGTGGGGGTCCGAGACGAACGCCGCCTGCAAGTCCTGCTGGCTGAAACGCTCACCGCAATGGCTTCGCTGGAACGGGACGTGGAGAGCATGAGCGATGAGGCTGTCGCCGTGTATCTGGAGCAACGAGCGAGTCAGCATGTGACAATCACCCCAAATCCATGACTTCATCACCACTTCCCACCCAAGCCCCCGCCAAGCGCGCCTGGACGCCCCGCCTGAGCGTCGCAGCGCGGTCCCTGACCGTTGGCATGTATCTGGACTGCGCTGACCGTGCCGAGGCGCTGTGCGTGCAGGCGTATTGGCGCAATCGTGGTGGCGACACGCGGCGGATGACTGGACCGGACTTTGTGCGCGTTTGGAGGCTGGCTTGAACGGAATCAAATAGTTGTTGCGCGATTGTTTCGCGTGTGTTATACGTTTGTGCAATGAAGAAATTCACTGCCAGTATCAACACCCGCGTCACTCCGGCGACGCGGGATAACCTCAAGAAAAAAGCGCAACAGCGCAAAATCCGCCTGACCGACATCGCCCGCGAAGCTTTGGAGGAAAAGGCAAAATCTGACCTATGAAATCCATCACTACAACGTGGACGGGCATCCGTCCGCTCATCATGTCGAATCCGCAGACCGTGGAAATCGCCAATCCGTTCGCGGTCAATTCGCGGCGAATCAACAACCTCCTGAAAGCCGCGCGCAAGAAGGGCGACGAAAACCGCATGGCGGAACTTGCCGACGAACAAAAGCGCGGCGATTGGGAGGCAAGTGCCTATTGGGACACGAAAGAAAAACGCTTCTTCATTCCTGACACCTGCCTTCTAGCTTGCATCCGCAACGGAGCGGCGGCGGCAAAGAAGGGCAAGGACATCGACCGCGCCGTGATTATCACGGAAACGGAGGCGATCATCGAAACGGAAATCAAGCACAACAGCCTCGACGCCTACTATGCTGATGACGCCTTCCGGCTGGAGTGCCCGGCAAAGGTTCCGCCCAAGACCGGCGCGCTGATATGGAAAGTGCGCTGCATGATGCCGACTGGATGGAAACTCAGCTTTGGCATCGAGTTTGACGAGAATATCGTCGCCGAGAAGTCGCTCCGCGAGGCGCTGGAATTGGCTGGGCGTCTCAGCGGAATCGGCGGATGGCGTCCCAAGTTTGGACGATTTTTAGTGAGCTAGGCGAGGTCGGGTTATGCGACGCCTTGCAATGACTGGCCGCACACACCGCGCACGGGAAACCGTGGGCGGCAGTGCGGCGTGTCATGGAACGGCATGGCGTGGTCAGGCGAAGCGAAGCGGTGACGGGTCCACACACCGCGCTCTTTCGGGAGCGCGGCAGTGGGCGCGGCGCAGTGGCGCAAGGTGTTGCGTTGCAGCGCATGGCAGCGCGCGGCCTCTCACACCGCATCCGTTCGCGGGTGCGGCAGAGAGGCGCGGATTGGCGCTGCTAGGCTGGGCGACACATGGCATGCCCCGGCGCGGCGAGGCAAACACACAGCGGCTCACGGGCCGTTGCAGTTTGCCTTGCGCCAATGGGTTAGGCGATGCTGAGCCATGACTGGCAATGCACAATCACCCACCTGAGACGTGGGCAGTTTTATGACAACAGAACCAAACCAAGACAGTTCAGGCGATGCCGTCAGGCTTCCGCTCTGGAAAAACGCCCTCGACAAAATGCGCGCAACCGGCATCGGCTACGGGGAAGTATTCGACGCCAAGTTCTTCGAGGATGAACTCCGCACCAAACGCGACTCAATGCAGTTCGGACTCGGCATGTCGGCCATTCGCCGCGAACTGGAAAAGGACGGTTACTACATCACTGGACGCGGACAGAAGGGCAACCAGTTCGTGATCGTGCCGCCTGAGTCTAACGCTGACGTGATGGGTGGCTACGCCCGGCAGGCGCTAGATTCGCTGAGTCGAGGCTTCATCCTTGGAACCAGCACGCGACTGGACACGCTCTCCAAGCGCGACCGCGACCGCCACGAATCGCTGCTGGCAAAAATGGCCACACGATTGGCGTTGCTGAAACTTCCAATTGGAGAAGCGAGAAAGTTGCTAAAATGAAGCCCCCGCCCATCACCTGCACCCTCTGCGGCGCGCTGGCTCGCCGACATCTGAACCTGTGGCAGTGCCGCCGGAATCCGCGCCACATTGCGGACCTGTTGCGCCGGGTCTGGTTCGTGTGCGGAGAGAATGGGAACTAAAGCTCCACCGGGAGCAGCGGCTTGGCGCGGGCGGCGAGTTTCAGCCGCCAGTAGTTTGCAGCGGTGGCGAACTGCTCGGCTGGAGTCACGCCACGGTTCGTCTCGTGCGCGGAAATGTGCGCGTCGCCGATGCGGTCCCAATGGTAGCTAGGCTGTCCATCGAAGTCGCGGCGGTCGAAATATGAGTTCCCTGCAATCCACAGGTCCGACCCCACCACCACGTCCGGCGTGAACAGCTTAAAGCACAGGTCCACTTCGGCGGGAGTCAGTGTCTCGAAAAGCGTAACTTGCCATCCGTGGTAGCTGATCTTCTTGGTGTGATCTGCGTAATGCGCCGTGTAGTTCTGACCGCACACGGACAGCGGAAACTCGTTGCGCTCGTTGACGCGATTCCAAGCCGCGACCATTTGCGTGATGTGCTGCGGGTCAATCCAATCGTCGTCATCGAGGATCGTCCAGCAATCCGTCCGCACCATTTTCAGGTTGGCGACGTGTTGATAGACCGGGCGCAGGTAGGTGTCCTCGTCGTTGACGACTTCGGTGCGGAGCCGGTGCGAGTCCGGGACGTTGAGCAATCGGAGCGGCGTCGGATGGCGGTTGATGATGAGCAGACGCGCCAACGGGTAATCCTGCGCCATGAACGAGCGGATGGCGCGAGCAATCTTGTCGGGGTGCCCTCCCACGGTTTCCATGATGACGGTGACGGTCGGGTTCTGGACGTGTGTTCTCATGGTTATGGTCCGCTGGGGCCGGTAGGCCCCGTGGGTCCCGTGGGTCCCGTTGGCCCCGTGGGTCCGGTAGGTCCGGTAGGGCCAGTCGGCCCCGTTGGGCCGGTTGGGCCTGTCCCCGCCGTCCACGCCCAGTTCGGCACAAGCCCCCAGATCAACTCTCCGCCGGACGTGGCTTTCCGAGCCTTTTGCAGATGGGTGGTGGTAAGCTGGTCGATGCGAAGGCTTGTTTTCAGGTCCGGGAAATCGCCGGGATCAGGAAACGGCGCGTCCGGCATACCATTGACCGTGCTCTTTCCGGTCTGGCAGGCGCGAACGTAGGCAATGGGTTGTCGCCAGACGTTGCTTACCCCGGCGTTGTTCGTGAACATCGAGTTGCCCATTGTTGCGCTCGGTCCCCACGTAAGAGTTGGGCCTGCGGTGATTGCTCCGGCGAAGCTAAACGTCATCTCCAGCCACACCCAATCCCCGCTCGTCAGGGTCATCCGGTTGTCGATGTTGGCGATGGCGGCGGTCTGTGTCAGGTCGGCTTCATCGAGGAAAATCCATCCGCGCCGCACGTAGGCGTAAGCGGTCGTCTCGGCATTGGACGTGAAGCCCGCGCCATACACCTCGAACGGGTGGAGCTTGAGCAGCGCCGGGATGCGGGTGAGAGAATCGGGGTTGCGCCCAGGATATTCGGACGCGCCTCCGGCATCCGGCTCCGGCAGTCCGGCTGGAATGACTTCCCGGATACGGGCCAGCGTGGCGTCAAGTTCTTCCATCAGAACGTATCAGCTTGAATCTTGGTCAGCCGCCAGAGGTTGTATTTCCAGTATTCAACCACTGCGGAAAGCACCACTCCGGTTCTTCCCGGATAGGCGCTGGCTGTCGGCGAGGTGTTTCCCCACGAAACGGATTCAACGATGTAGGGCCACTTTGGGTTTTCCGTGCCGGTGGTGTATGGCCCCAGCGTCACAGCGTTGGTCAGCACGTCGCTTTCGCGGATGGCCGGGATAAACCACGGGTCACGGACGAGATCAATGGTGCCGGGATTTTCCAGCGTCAGAGCAGCTTGTGCCGCCAGCATGTTCGCCTGGGTTCCGAATGTCTTGGTGCGCGTCATCTTGACTTCGCGAGTCATGGATGCGCGCTTTGTCCACACGATGCTCAAAGCCGGGGTGCCGTCACGGGCTGTTGTCGAGTTCAGCACCGCATTTGTAATCAGCGCCGGAGCCTTCATCTTGCCGGTCGGGTAGTCCACCACCGACAGGGCCGCAAAGCTGGAAAGCGTCGTGGTGACTTTCATGCCGTGAACGGCTGAAATCGGCTGATAAGTGATTTCGCTGCCTGCAACCTGCGTGAATGGCAGGGTTGGCTTTGCGATCATCTGCATCGTGACAGTGACTTCGGTGCCAGTGTCTCCGTCCACTTCGGCCCGTATCATTTCCGTTCCCGGCAAATCTCGGGTTTCGTTGATTTCCGTGGCGATCAGGTCGTCGTTTTCCTGCTCGTAAAAATTGCGAATCAACACGCCTGAATCCACCGTTTCAGAACTGGCAATGTTGGCTTTGATATTTCTGCGGCGCTTAACCGTGACGATTTCGCTGTCGCGATCAATCCGGGTGCTCGTTACCCACGGGCCGGGAAAAATCGAGTAGGACCACATGACGCGCCCATCGTTTTCTGCGGGAGCAGCGCCATGAAAGACGTGATTCGGCCAATTTACTTCGTCGGGATGCGGTGCAAGGTCGGCTGGAACGGCGTAGCCGGGGGCGCGCGGGTCGCACAGGATGCCGAGAATCGGGTAGTCCGTGTTGTCGGCGTCATATCCGGTAATTACCGTTAATTTACCAAGCTGGGGCATGTGGCGCACTATTTACGTGAGTTGCGTAAAAAGCAATTGCCTTTTTGCTGCATCCGTGTAAATCGGGAGTCGTGTCCTTCACCATTGCCAATGCCGTTGCGCGTCTCACAGGGTCGAGGTTCAACCTCTTCCTGACGCAAAACGGGCAGATGAGCAACGTGCAGCAGCTCCAACGCATCAATCAGGTGCTCGAACAGTTTTGGCTGAAAGGCTCGTGGCCGGGGCTGCACACAGAGGCAACGGTGACATCATCCGGTGGCGTGATTACTCTGGACGCCTCGTATTTGCGGCTGGACGGACTGGCCGCATCCAATGACTTCACCGCGCCGGATACCGGGTGCTGGACGAACATTGCCATCAAACCGATGCAATATCGGTGGCAACCGGGCGGGCCGGGCTATTTCGATCCGACCGACGTTTGCGGCGTGGTTGCCTACGATCTTGGCGATGTCGGCGGGGTGCGGAAGTATCAACTGACCGGGGACGCGGCGACGCTCGACACCTACGAATACAGGGGTTTTGCCCGCAAACGCTACGTGTGGGCGACGGCTGACAGCACGGTTGTTTCACCAGATTGCTACCCGGCGCTGGAAATGGGCGTGCGCGCCTACAACGCCGAGGATGAGCAGGCCGACAACGCGGATGCGCTATGGGCGAAGGCGTTTCAGGCGTTGAATGATAGCATGGGACAGTTCAATGAGGGAAATGAATACGGCGTTCTCCAAACCGATCCTGCAATCAGCATGGGGCAGGTCGCGAACCTGATCTAAACTATGGCACGCTGGCAACCATCCTACTTCCAAACCCCGGACGAAAAACGAATGGCGGCAATTCGCGCCAATCCCACAAACCTGCCGACGCGACAGGTCCGCCCGATGCTGCCGAATAATTACGACGCCACGGGCGGGACAAACAAGTGGGGCGCGCCCAACGCCAGCATCCCGCAGTATTTGGAGAACAACCGGAAAATGTACACGATGGAGGATGTGCCGAAACCCGGAGGTGCTACCGGATCGCCTGTTTCACCCAATGCGCCCGATGGAAGACCGTTGACGCAAGTGCGAACAAGCAACGGCTGGCAAACTCCAAACCAGCAAACATCAGTAGATATTGCACGCCGATACGGCGGAGGCGCACAGGCGCAAAACACAGCCGTTTATGCACAGCGCGGTGTGTGGGGAGCGCCTGACACCACCGTTGGAACCGGACCATCGCAAGGCGATGTCATGGATATGGAACGGGCCGGTGCGGTTGGTCCTGTTGCTCAATCATCCAAAGACGCATGGCAGCGCAAAGAACTAAAACCTGCTTTAGCCCGGCTTTCGGCGCAGCCAAATGCGGCGCAAAGATGGGGCGGATTAACCGGCGAGTTGAACCGACCAATGGGACAAGGCGCGCTCGACATGACTCCCGAGAAAAGAATGGCTGCGGCCAATGATTCTGCCAGGCAGTCGTATGACTACTATGCACGAAGGGACGCCCGCAGGTTTGGCGGAGGCGGTCAAGGCCGTTCCAACCGTTCTAACATGGCTTTCTGATTATGGCTGCACTTGACGAAAAACCAATTAGCGCAAGGTCTGGGCGTTCCGCCTACTACGGAGGAGGCGCTAGTTCCGCTGGTGGCGACATGACGGATTACCAGCGGCAATCCTTGGAGATGCGGCAGGCTGCGACCAGCAGCAATGAGGCTTTTCGGCAGGCTGAAGCAATGCGAAGGGCAGAGGAAGCGGCGCAAAAATCCACCACCGCAGACTCACGTTTCCGCGACACGATGAACTACAGGCGTGGAACACAAGCCGCCGCAGAATCGCGTTTTCGTGACACTATGGACTACCGGCGTAGTGCACAGGCCGGGGTGCAATCGCGCTTCGATCAAGCACAGGCGCTTCGCGAAGAAATGGAGGCGCGTCGGCAGGAAAACGATGAGCGAACCGCACTGCAATCCGCCCGCAGACTCAAGCTGGACGTGGATAAGGATGCGCGCGCCATTGAGTTTGAGGAAAAGAAATTCCAAAACGTCGAAGGCTTCGACAGGGAGGTTTCGCAGATTGAGGCAATGTGGGGCGACGATCCGGTGAGGGTTGCCGCAATGACTGTTTCCGCAGCGCGAAAGTTTCCGCTTGCCACAGAGGACAAAAGGACATTTTCCCAAGTCGAACACTCCCGCAAGTTGCTGGAAAAGTGGCAGGTCCATCCAAAGCTGCCTACGGCATTATGGGAGGCTAGCGAGTTTGATCCGCGCACGATGGGTGCTGCTGACGCAAGGCAGTATCTCGGAACGATTGCGGCCAAATATCCAGAGGTCGCAAACGATCCCACGCTGGCCGCGACGTTGAAGGCCAAGATGGAACAGGTGGATATGATCGAGTCCAGGGCAACAAAGGTTCCCGAAGGATTGGAGCCGTCCAGCGCCACCATTGGACCGGACGGAAAGGTTTCCAGAACGTATCGCGCCCAAAAGGAGGCAAAGGACACCACGGCAAAAGCCACACAGGAAGCCTACAAAATGGCGGCTGACAATCTCGCCAAGGCACAGGACGACCGGAACGCCGCCGCCAAAGTGATGCAAGCCATAAAGCTCAAGGTCACTACCAATAATCCGAACGCGGCACAGATAGCGGCAATTAGCGAAGCGCAGAGCGTCATCGACAAGCAGGACAAGATTGTTGAACGCTGGCAGAAACGCCTTGATAAGGAGGAGGCAGCATGGGACGAAAACAGGGGCGTGGCATCGCCAGTGCCGACCACCAAACCAATCGACGTTGACAGCGCAAAAGCTCTGCTGAAAGAAGCTGGTGGAGATAAAGAAAAGGCTCGCTCACTGGCGAAAGAACGCGGATTCCACTTCTGATCCATGCCGGACATCTTCGATACGCTCGAAGCTCCGCCAAAGGGTGATGTCTTCGATCAAATTGCCCCCGAATCCAAGGGCGACATTTTTGACTCGTTAGCGCCGGAAGCGGTTGACGCGGACGCTCTGGCGGCTGTGGACGAATATCTTGCGGCGTCGTCAAACGTCACGCCAAAGACATCGTTGCCGGAACTCATCACGCCAGCGCAACCCGTCGCCGGGCCAAACATCGAAGGCGCTGGCTACGTGGAAAAGCCGCTGCAATTCACCGCGCCGGAAACGGCACTGGGACAACTTGCGAAAGGCAACATTCCGGGTGCGGTCGGAACTGCGGTCGGAACCGCTGCTGGCGCTGTTCGCGAATCACTGACGCCTATTCTTGGGCCGACCGAGGAACGGATTGCCGCTGAGTCCGTGCCGTGGGGAACCAATCCTGACGGCAGCGTGAAATACGAATACAAGCCGATGGCGGACTTGATGACGCGCAAGGGCATCTTCGCCACGCCGGAAATGTTCGATCTTGCGCCGATTCCGCCCGATCCAAATGATCCTGCGTGGGAGGCTGCACTCAAGGCCGGAACCAATCAGGCGGCGGCGTTTGCAAAGTTTGGCATGAGTCCAGGCGGAGTTTTGATGACGGCTATGGGCGGTGCCGGTGCTCTTGCAAATGCGGCAAAGGGACTGGCTCCGGCTGGGCTTGGAGCGGAGAGCGCGGGCGCAGCGCAGATTGCTTCGACGCTCGCCAAGACAGGAAAGGGTGCCGCTGGCTTCTTCGCCGTGGATATGGCAGCGGCAGCGCCGGAACAATTCGAGCAGGCGTTTAACGCGCCGACATTGCAGGGCAAGATTGAGGGATGGATTGGGGCGGTGTCGTCACTTGGCTTTTCGGCGCTGGCAACAAAACACGCCCTAGGGAAACCCCTTACTCCAGCTGAAAGCGGAAAGGTGGAAAGCGTTGCTGAGATAGTAAAGGGAGCGCCGGATGCTGTCCTGGAAGCGGTGGCGCAACCAAGAAACAACTTCGATGTTTATTCGCAAGCCATCGCTCAAAATGAGCTGATTCGTCGGTTCAAGGAGCAGCAAGCCGCACTCGCGCCGGAAGCCACTGCCGCAGCGGAGGTGGCGGCTACGACGCTGCCGAGTGGCAAGGCTGGACCGCCTGACCCGGTGGCGACTGCTGCCGGTGCCGTCAAGACGGCGGAGGCTGCTGCGGCTGCTGGAAAGCCGTTCGCGCCAAACATTGAAGGGCCGATCACTGAGGCGCAATACGGGCGCACGTTGGATGCGTTCGACGTGACGGCAAGAATGAAGCGCAAACCATCTTCGCCAGCCCCGTCGGGCACACCCACACCGGAACAACCGCCTTCGGTGGCTGGCGCACTTTCACCCGAGCCGACACGCACGGAGCCGTCGCCGGTCGCTACCCCGGCGGCGGCTGTGCCGGAAGCGAAGGCTGCTGAACCTACACAGCAGCAATACGACGCGATGGTTGCGGCTGATCGAGTAAAAAACTTAAAGCGACTCAAAGAGGAACGCAAAGACTTGATTTCGCAGTATGGAAATCAAGGTGAAAAGCATCCGCTTGGAAGGATGATTGGCGGGCTGAATCCTGCCGCCGTGAAGCTACAATCCATTCGTGGACAAATCGCACAACTTGAACGGCTGATTGGCGAAACAAAACCGGAAAAGCCGGTGATGACTCCAATCTCAGGCACGAACGCTAGGCGCGAGATGGGATTGCTTTACGATGTGAAATTTGGAGAGCGAACAGGGAAGATTGGAAAAAGCAATTTAGGGAAGTGGTATGCGGTGGAAAACGGCGAGATTGTCACGCAAGATTTCCGCACCGCTGCGGAAGCGCGTGATGCTTGGGCTAAAGCAGCCACCCCCACCCCCACCCCCGCGCCATCGCCCGCGCCCGCAGCGCAGGCGGCTGTGCCGAAACTCCGCGAAGGCCAGAAACAAGGTGACTTGCTCGGCGGCAGCGAAGACCTGACGCTGGTTGGCGAGCGCGTGCGAAGCGAAGCGCCCAAACCGAAAGGACCGGAACCGACCGTTCAGCAGACCATCAGCGACGCCTTGGACGCCTACGGCGATTTGCCGAGCGCATGGGAGCATCTGGACAATCAGGTGAAGTCGCTGGAAAACAACAAGGCGAACAAGGCTGCTATCACCCGGCTCAACGCCGCCAAGCGCAAGATTGAGAACACTCTGGAAGAAGAGGCGCGGCGCGCGGAAGTGGAGCAGGTGGATGCTTTCAATACCGGCCTTTACGAACTGGAAAGCAGCATCAAGGAGCTTGGCGGCATCGCCACTACGACCGGAAAAGGCAAAGGGTCCGGCGGCGAACTGAGCCGCATCGCAGAGGCGCGGAAAGGCGCGCTCTTGAAGCTGTTTCGCAAGAACGCACCGTCGCATGACACGCTGCGCGAGGGATTGGAGGAACGCGGATTCCAGTTTTCCACACCGGACGAAATGTTCATGGCGCTGGAAGATTCAATGCGGTCAGGAAAGAAACTTTACGGCAGTCAGTTTCCCGAGGGATACACGGGCGGACCCGGTGCGATGGGGCCGGTGGAAGCGGCGTATCAGGCGGCGTCACGAAGGATTCTTGGCGGATATAACGCTGAGGTAGAAGCGGCGCAAATCCGGCGCGGACAGGTGCCGACAGTCAGCGAAGCGCGCAAGGAAGACCCGGTGACATTTGAGAACGCGATGGACGCGATTGAAAAGAATCCGGCACTGCCGGAAAAGCTGGTCGATGACATTCTCAAAAAGGAAAAGAAGTCCATTACCGATGAGGAGCAACAGATGCTTACCTATCGCCGTGCCGAGCTTGAAAACAAGATGGCGGCGGAAAGCGAGCGCGCCATTGATCCATCTTTGACACCTGAGCAACAAGCGGTTCACCAGACAAATGCGGAAGTTTTCGAGGCGCAACTGCTTCGCGCAGAAGAAGCGAATCGCATGGCTGGAACGGCCAGCGGTCGCGCCTTGCGGTCGCGGCAGATGCAGATGAATGACGATTACACCTACGCTGGGCTAATGATGCGCGAGCGCCGGGCGACGGGTGATGTTGTTCCAAAGGAACGCGCTGCGGAACTTAAAAAGACCGCCGAGGAATATAAGAAAGCGCAAGCCGAGGTGGACTTGGAAAGGGAGACTCGTCAAAAGCGGGACGAGGACGCGGTGATGGAAGCCGTAGTGGTCGAGATGGAAAGGGAATTGGAGGCTGCGGCGAAAACCGGAGCTACCTATCATCCCAGCGTCATGCAGCACGCCAAGGAAATCGTGGAGCGCGCAAAAGGTGAGGCGGCGGATGCGTGGAAACGAATCCGTAGCCAAATGGGCAGCGAATCCGGCGCAGTGGGTGGTATTGGCGGACCCAAAGGAGAAGGTAATTACCTAGGCAAACCCACTAAACAGCAAATCGCTGCGAAGAATCGCGCAACCCTAATAAACGACGTTGCTCTCATTCTAAAGGCTAGGGTCTATGAGTTTGGTGTCAAGATGGCGGAGGCGGCGCAATACGTTCTTTTGAAGTCCGGCGACATGGGTGACAGCATCCGTCCGATTCTTGCCAGAGCCGTAGCCAAGGCGAACACGATGATGGAACGGGAGCTTAATACGCGCCCGCAAAAGGTAAAAGAAGCTGTCAAAACCGGCGCGACGGCACCGGAGAAGCAGCCCAAAGCCAAGCCAACTCCAGAGTCGTATATCGACAAGGGGAAGGCGTCCGTGGTAGCTGGCGACGATCCGCTTTACCGGAAGGAAATCGGCGAAGCGATTGATGGTGGAAATGTCACTGTCGAAACGCATAAGCTGATGAGCAGCGCGAGAAAGCTCGTTTATGACATCGTGGTGGCGCATTGGGAGAATGGCGTGCGCGGAACTGATGCACTCATGGACGCGGCGCTCAAGACTGTGCAGGAATTTCTGCCAGATGCCACGTTGCGCGATATTCACCGGGCTTACGGCGAATACGGCAAGGTGAAGTTCCCAAACAAGGACGCTTTGAGCATGCAGCTTTCCGCCGCTTATCGGGAAACGAAGCTGATGGAGGATATTGCCCGCATGGAGAAGGACGACAAGGATGCGTTGCGTCGCGGATTTACACCGGCAAAGCCAAACCTTCGACAGCGTGAGCTTGCCAGTAAGCGTGCGGAGTTGCAAAAACTCAGGCAAGGAGAGCCATCTCCTGAAAAGTTGGCAGGAATCCAACAGGCGCGTCAAACCGCCTTGAAGAACCGGATGGAGGTCTTGGACAAGATGCTCAAGACTGGCGAAAAGCCGCCCAAAGGCCGAAAGGTGCCGGATGATGTTTTTACCGAGCAGTTGAAAAGCGAGAAGCAGGCAATGCAGGATTTGTGGAATGAAATCGAGGCAGCCAAGAATCCTCCACCACCTGAGCACATTGTTGAACTCGCCAGACTGCAAGACCGCGCCGACATCCTTCGTGACAGGCTGGCAAGAATGGAGCTGACTCAGCCAAAGGCCGAAGGAAAACCCACTGTGGATACGGCAGAGATTGCCGCTGCAAAGGCTGAAATAAAGCAGCTTTCCGACACGATGGCAGAGCTTCGCAAGCCCGTCCCGCTCTCCGACGCTCAGAAAGCGCTCGACAGCGCATTGATAGCACGCGAACGCGCCGGTCAGACCTTGGACGACATATCCACTGGCAAGGTGAAAGACCCGGCGAAGATCAAGGAGGCGCTGACGCAACTGGAAGAGGATGTTCGCCTCGAAACCGATGCGCTCAAGGCGCTGGCCGCCGAGATGCGCCGGGACGCCAAGCCAAAGAGTGATCCTGGCTATCTGAAAGAGCAGGCGCAAATCAAGGCACTCGAACGCGCCATTGCCAGCTACGCCGAGAAAGTGGCGAAAGGTGACTTGGCCGGCAAAGGCAAGGTGCAGGGGCCGGACTCGCGCCGTGTAGCGCAGTTGAAGGCCATCCGCGATTCGCGCCGTGCCGCGTATCAGGCGGCTAGGAACGCCGGAAAGCCGGTGCTATCACCGGAACAGCGTTGGAACGCCACGCGACTAAAGGCACTGACCAAGCGCGAGGCCGACTTTAGGGAGAAGATTCGCACCGGACAGTATGCGCGCCCTCCCAAAAGAGTTCCGCCGAAGATGGATCAAGCCACGCAGGACGCGCAAATCCGTGTGGATGCGATAAAGCAAAAGTTTCTCAAAGAGCAGTTCGATTACTACCAGAAACAACGCGCCACTAGCAAAAAGATCGTGGACGGCATCGGGCAGACGCTTCGTGCTGGCATCAATATCGTTTCCTCCACCGATTTGAGCGGATTCCGTCAAGGCATGGGCGCAACCATGATTGCTTTTGGAAAGACCGTGTTTCCGGTGGATGTCCGTCGCGGAGTTTCTGGCAAAACGCAGGTTGTTCTGACCAACCCGCTTAAATCGGCCATGATGATCCTAAAGCCGACCGCACGCATGATTGTGGCCGGAATTTCGGAGCAAAAAGCGAGGCGCATGGAAAAGGCGAGAGAGAACCGGCCAAACGCCAAAAGCGGAGCGTATGACGCGATGGGCATTGACCAGACAACTTTGGATACAAAGGTTCGCTCAAAGCATGAGGAAATGATGTATTCCGTTCTGGACGAATGGGCGCAGCTTCCAATACGCACCGGCTCAACCGGCAAAACCATCATCACGGCACCCGGAAAAGTTGCCGCCAAGGTTGTTCACGCATCCAACCGCGCCTTCAACACGCTGCTCAACGAAATGCGGCTGGACCTAGCCGATGCGCTTCTCGCGGAAAACTTTAGGGACCGCGCCCCGAGTCCAGCCGAATTGAAGGTGCTTGGAAACTTGGTGAACATATCCACCGGACGCGGGAACATCAATCCAACCCTCGCCAGAGGCGCGGGGTTTGTGTTTTGGGCACCGTCACTTTTTGCCAGCCGTGTTAAGGGACTGACAATGGAACCAATCTGGAGCATAAAGCAGCCATTCAAAGGAACAGGCCGCGCTCGCGCTGCTATTGCCAAGGACTACGCCCGCGTGATTATCAGCGGATACTTGCTCTGGAAAGTTGGGCAGATGTTCAGTGATGACGACGTTGACACCACTAACCCTACATCCAGCGACTTCGGCAAGATCGTTCGCGGCAACACGCGCATTGATCCGTGGGGAGGACATCAACAAGTTGCAGTTTTTGCTGCCAGAGCAATTACAGGAAAAACCACTTCCATAACCGGCAATGAGAGGGAAAACAACCTTGGCGATGTGATTGCGAATTTCGGCAGAAACAAACTGCGACCGGACTGGGGAGCACTTTGGAACGCTTACGAAATTTACCACGACAAGCAAAGACCCGGAAGGCCGCAAACCTACTCAGAGGTTGTTGCGTCCATGTACACGCCCATGTCACTGCGCGATATTGCCGAGGTAATGCGCGACCGGGGCATGAGCGAAGGAGCGATTATCGAGGCTCTGGCCATGTTTGGCGCTGGCGTTGCTGTGTATGGCGACGAGGATGAGGCAAAGGCACGCCGATGACCGCCAAAACCAAACCAGCGCAGCGCATCAGCTACGACAACTTTGCGCTGCCGCCCGGTTATGAGCCGTGGCATCTGTGCCTGACCAAGTTCGGACTCGGCAAAGGCGAGGAAAAGCTGAAATGGTTCAAGCGTCTCGTCACTGAGCTTTGGCCGGAACCGCTTTTCATGTGGGACCGTTGGAGCGACCTGTTCTTTGGCGCGCTGTGCGGGGCGAAGGAAACCGTGGAGCGCACCATCGGCACGACGTTTGAAGCGGATTATGCGTGGTGGGAGCAACTGACAAGCACCGGGGCGGCGGGAACGGGCAAAAGCTCAAGGGCTGCGCTGTGGATTCTCTGCAACTGGCTGTGCGCCCGCGAGCACACGACCTGCATGCTGACCTCAACCAGCGTCACCGCGCTCAAGCAGCGTATCTGGAGCGAACTGGTGGATTGGATACAGAAGTGCAAGCAACCGTTGTCCGACCCGACGATTGGCTGGCTGCAAATCGTGCCGTCCGACACCATCATCCGGTGGAGCGGTGAGGACACGAAAAGCGCCATCTTCGGGCGTGCCGTCGATCAGGGCGGTTCCGTGGATAACGCCGTGGGCCGCATCAAGGGTATTCACAACCGGCGCGTGTTTGTCGTCACGGACGAAATGACGGCCATGCCCGAGGCGATTGCCAAGGCGTGCCGCAACCTGGACTCAGGCACGATGGAATTTCAGTTCATCGGGCTGGGGAACGCCACCGATTACTCAGACCAGCACGGCATCTACTGCGAGCCGGTGAACGGCTGGAATAGCGTCACGGTGAATGACGAGTTTTGGCTGACCAAACTCGGCGGCTGTTGCGTGCATCTGGACGGGCACAAGTCGCCGTCGCTGGATGATCCGGCCAAGTTCCATTTCTACATCGGGCGCAAGAAGCTGGAAAAGGACGCACGATTCTTTGGCGGCGAGAACACGCCGGATTACTGGCGTGAGTGCCGGGGCTTTTGGGCACCGTCCGGCCTGTCCACGACGGTCATGGATGCGTTTCTGCTTTCGCAGTTCAACACCGCCGACAAAGCTGTGTGGAAGGCGCGATGGGAGATGGGCGCGGGCTTCGACGTGGCGTTTGAAGGCGGGGACCGGCGCGTGCTTTACCCGTTCAAGTTCGGAGAGTTTGCCAGCGGCGTGACGGGCATCGAGTTTCAAGCGCCGGTCATCGTGAACATCGACATGACTCAGGACAAACGCTTCATCCACTACGGCATTGCCGCTGCCGTGGAGGAAACGTGCCGGAACTACAAGATCAACGGCCAGTCGCATCCCATCCCGCCGCGCAACCTGGCGTGCGACGTGACCGGCGAAGGCGCGGGACCGTTTGGCATCATGTCGGGAAGCTGGTCGCGCGACATCATCCCTGTGGAGTTCGGTGGCGCGGCGGAAAAGACGGCGGTATCCACGGACAGGCCGACGACGTGGCACGAGCTTTACGGGAACAAAGTGACGGAAATCTGGTATTCAATGCGCCGGTTTATCGAGGGCGGACAGGTGCGCGGGCTGACCGACGCCGACACGATCCGCGAGTTGACTTCCCGCGACTACATCCGCAAGGGCAACAAGACGCATGTGCTGCCAAAAAGCGAAATGAAGAAGCTCAAGGCGCGCAGCCCCGATTTGGCAGATGCGGCCTGCATAGCCGCCTTTGTGCTTCGCAAGAAAGGCATCATGCCGGCGGGCGTGGCGGACAATGTGGTGGTGGATGCGACAGCATGGAACACGGCGGCAGAAAAGATGAATATGGAAGGGGATGAATCGGATTACGAAGATTCGACCGCAGCTTTTGCGATATGAACGAGATGACGCTGACAAATAGAACGATGGTTCCGCCCGGTGGATACCCATTCAAGCACCCGATCACCGGCCACAATTTCAACAGCGGCACATACAATTTACTGCTTTGGCAGGTTCGCGACTACTGCACTGCCAACGGATTTCCGCCCGTTGCCGAGGCGGAAATCGAGCAATATATCTGCGAGCAGCTTGGTCCGCAGACCGCACGCCGTTTCTGTTCCGGTGACGGAATCTCGGTCAGCGGCGTGGATTTGCAGTGGAGCGATATTTGGGCGGGGACGAAGGTACTGGCGTCATTCATCATCGGGGGTCGCAAGACGGTGGACAGGGCGGAAGCTGAACGTCGGGCGCAAATTTGTTTTCTGTGCAGCCGCAACGCCCGATATTCCAAACCGTGCGGCGGGGACTGCCCTGAACTGGCCGACACTGTTGCAGCGATTGTCGGAGGCGAAGGAACCACGCGGGATTTGGACCTGCACGCCTGTTCCGTGTGCAAATGCAGCAATAAAGCACAGGTTTGGGTGCCGATTGAGCACCTGAAACGCGGCGTGACGCCGGAAATTATGCCGCTTTTCCCGCCGAAATGCTGGAAACGGCAGGGAATTGAGGAAATGGACGCGGAAACCGTTTGACTATTTACGCAAACAACGTAAAAACTCCGCACAGATGACAAACCAAGCTCCTCCAGACGGGAAACTTGCTGACTTAACCAAGTCAGGGGAGCCGATTAAATCGCGCGTCTCAGACCCGAAGCACGCGCTGAAAATCTGTCAGCGATTCGTTAATGACGACCGGCTAAGGGCTGCTCGTCGCGCCAAAGTGCAAGGCGCATTTGACGGCAACGCCCCAAAGGCGCAAGGCGATCTTATCAAGGCCGGACGCGGAAATGACTCCAACTTAAACTTCAAGCGGCATCGCGGAAACATTATGAACGCGTGGACACCGTTCTTCGATATGGTGTGCGAGGTTCCGCTCTGCATTGACGGCGATCTGGACTACGGCGACGCGGCTCAGGACGCGGAATTGATGCGCGGGTTTGCCGAGTATTTTCACAGCATGGTTTTCAACTGGCGCGGGTTTGACGATATGAGCCAGCTTTGCGACCTGCAAATGCTTCTCCACGGTCCCGGCGTGCTGGCGTGGGAGGATTCGCTGGATTGGCGTCCGAAGGCGATTCTGGCGGGGAACATATACTTTCCAGACGGCACCGAGCTTTCCTTGGACAACTGCGAAATGGCGATGGTCTTTACGCCCATGAGCGCCGGCCAACTCTGGCGCAAGATTGAGAACGAAAAGGCCGCAACGGCAGCGGGATGGAATGTCGAGGCGGTGAAGCAGGTCATCATGGACAGCGCCACCAACGGCAGCGAAGCCTACGGATGGAATCGCGAGTGGCAGCGGTGGAATCAGGCGTTTAAGAACGGCGACATCTACGTGACGCAAACGCAGACGAAACGCATCCAGCTTTCCACGTTGTTTGTCGAGGAAATGGACGGAACGATTTCGCAGAAGATCGTCCCCGCAAAAGAGGGGCAGGCAAATTTCGATTTCATCTTTGACAGCCAAAGCCGGTATGAGGGCTGGGACCAGTGCATCTGTCTGTTTCCCTACGACATTGGGGCCGATGGAACGTATCATTCCATCAAAGGACTTGGCACCGACATTTATCCTTTCTGCGCGTTGCTGAATCAGATTGACAACAGCATTGCTGACCTTGTGGTAACAGGCATCAAGCCGATGTGGCAACCGACCACGAACGCCAAGTTGGAAGACTTCAAGATGGTCAAATGGGGTGGCGGCAACTTCATCCCGAACGGAATCAACCCGCTCCAGTTGAACATGAGTCAGGGGATCAATCCGGCGCTGGAAGTGTCTGCGGCGTTCACGCAAACGTTAATCCAGAACACCGCAGCATCCAACCAGAATGACTTGGCCGCGCCGACCGTGGAGGAAACCGCCAAGGGCGCGATGATTCGCGCCGCTGAGCGCGCGAAGGTTTCCAAGGGACTGCACAACCGATACATGCGATGCAAAGACCGGCAGTATTCGGAGATGTGGCGTCGGGCGACAAACCCTGATTTGAAGCCTTGGCATTCTGGCGCAAAAGAGGCGCTAAAGTTTCAGGAACGGTGCTACAAACTTTGCGACAAGCTGGGAGTGGAGCATAAAGCGTTGCAGGCTGTGACAGGCATCCGCGCCAATCGTTCGCTGGGGCTTGGCAGCGCAGCCATGCGAATTGAAATCGTCAATCAGTTGATGGCGAACATAGACCGCTTTGATGAGGTGGGGCAGAACGAAATCAAACGCCAGTTCGTTTCGGTGATGACGAGCTTCCACAGCGTTGACGCCATTGTTCCAAGTCTCACAACCGGACGGGACGCCACTAACGATGCGGCACTTGCGGCGCAGGAAGACAATGGCTTCTCGATGCTTGGCGAAGAGGCGGAGGCGATGGTTGTGCCGGGACAAAATCACGTCATTCATCTGGAGGTTCACATTCCGTCTATGCAGAAAGATATGGCGATGTGCCAAGCCGGAGAGCAGGCACCGGAAGAGTGCGACAAACGATTGGAGGCGAAAGGCAAACACGCGGGAGAACATCTTGCCAAGCTCGCTGGAAATCCTACGCGCAAACGCGAATACAAGCAGTTCAAGATGGCGTTGGATGAGATGGCTGCGTTCAAGGATCAACTTGAAGCCATGCTGAAACAGCAGGCAGAAGACGCGCCTCCGCCGCCTGACCAGCCGACGCCTGAGATGGCGAAGGTGCAGGGCAATCTGGCGATCAAAGCCGAGAAAGAGCAGGCTACGATGCAACTGCGCGAGCAGAAGCAAGCGTTCGATCAGCAGATGAAGCTGCAACAAGCGCAATTCGATGCTATTTTAGCCAAGGCGAAGCAGGATGCTAAAATCGCAATGGAAGACGCTGATACGGCAGCATCCATCAACCGTTCCACGGCAGAGAGTCGCGCCTATACAGCGATGGACATGGAAAAGGCAGCAACCGAAAAAACCGATGAGAAATGACTAAGGCGGATTTCATTAAGGAGTGGGGCGCGGACTGGCGCAAACTGGCAGGCAGACCAATCTTCTCGGCGCTTTTATCAGCGATAGATGATGAAAGCCCTTCGCGAATCATTGCCGTGCGAAGTGATGCGGACGTTCTGCACGGTGGACCCGTGCTGGCCGCTGAGATTCGAGGGCATGAACGGCTGCGCGCCTTCCTCGTTTCACTATCCACCGAGCAGGACAAACATTTTGAGCCGGACGACAAATTCGGAGAACCTGAAAAAATATGAGCACCACCATCGCGGAAGCACCGCCAGCCGAAAACAAGCCAAGCCCGTTTCATGCGGCGCTGGAAAATGCGTTCAAGGGAGACGACGCGCCACCTGTCGAAACCAAACCGGAAGCAGTCGCCAAGCCTGCCGAGGCTGCTAAGGAAAGCTCTAAGTCGGTTCCTGACACACTGTTCAAGAAGCCGGACGCCGACGCGAAGCCGCCCGAAGAAGCGCCGCCAGCCAAAGCTGCTGCGGATGAAATCGCCGAGCCGCCAAAGCTGGACGCCAAGGGCAAGGCAGGGTGGGAGGCGTTGAAGAAAACGGCGCGAGAAGAGGCGACCAAGCGGGCGGAACTTGAGAAGCAAATAGAGGAGTGGAAATCCAAAGGCCGCGATCCTGAGACGCTGGAAAAGCAGCTTGCCGAGCGCGACAAGAAGCTGTCTGAATACGAGACTAAGGTGGCGCGGGTTGACCTGGAATCGAGCGAGAGTTTCCAGCGCGAAATCGTAGAACCGCGCAACCGCGAGATGCAACGCGCCAAAGCATTTGCCGAAGAAATCGACGCAAACCCGGAGGAACTGACTGCGGCACTGTCACTGACCGGAAAGGCGCGGGCCAACGCGCTGCGCGATCTGGCGCTTGACCTTGACCCGGTGCAAAGCGGTCGGCTTGGCCGCATCATTGAGAAGATGGACGAGTTGCATGAGCGCGCCGAGTCGGAGCGGGCCAATGCCAAGACGTATTTGGAACAGCGCACGGAACGCGAGCGTCTGGACAAGCTGGCCGAGCATGGCGAGTTCGTAAAAACCAAGTTCTTGCAATTCGAGGACACGACCAAGCGGCTCAAGGCGCGGCTGGAAATCCTAAACCAAGTGGACGGTCACGAAGATTGGAACACCAAGTCAAAGGCCGTTGTGGAAAGCGCCCGCGCTTACATTCAGGAAAATCCCTACGCCGATGTGGAGGCGGTGATTGAGGCGAAGGCCATGCCGGTTTATCGTGAACTGTTTCTGGAAACTCGCGAACGCGAGGCGGCACTGGAATCAAAGGTTGCTGAAATGGAGAAGGAACTGAAAGCGATTCATGGACGTTCACCGTCTCTGACGCAGCGCGGGGCAGCGGCAGAAGTTGGCAACAAGAAGCCGTTTAGCTCCATGATTGCGGAGGCGTTCGGGCAATGAATACTAACGACATACCGACCCCAAGCTCAGCGACTGCGGAGGCGAGTCCGCGAGCCGAAGCAGTTCGCTGGAGCGCATGGTTGGGCGACGTTGGATTGCGGCTAGAATCCGTCATCTGTAAAAGTGTCTGGAGGATCGCTTTTGTCCGCAAAGTCGTTCCATCGCTGCTTATCATTATTCGCCTGCGCTTCCTTGAACTTCGCATGTTCTTGTTGAAGCTCCAGATGTGTTGCGAGCAGCGCCGAATTGCGAAGTTCTGCCGTCTCAAGGCTGATAACGAGCGATTCATTTCTAGCCTTCAATTCGGAAAAAGACCTGTCAAACGCAGCGGCTTGGTCACGTATGCTGATAACTTTCGGTTTCCATTCTGAAACAGATGCGCCGCTGGTGAATATACCATCAAGAAAATCAATTAGGTCTGCGGATGTCATAATATGAATAAATCGAACGAGATGCAGGGTGCTCAGTCGCCTAAAAAACAAGCTCAGCGAATGGCGAAGCGAAGCGGAGCCGGTTCGCTGGAGCGTGCTGGTATGTCTGGAGGAAAGCCGTGATTCTCGTCATTGCGTTCTGCCAGAAAGACAAGGCGACAACCGTTCGTCTTGCCAACTGGATTGCAGAATTAGGTGGCACGTCCCGGCATGATCTGCTGCTAGCATTTCACGAAGACACCACGCCGGACCCGATTCACGAAATCCTCAAACCGCACTTCAACCACGTCGGCGGATTCAAGATTAGCGACTCGGAGACGACTTACCCGGCCATTGCCAATATCATGTGGCATGAGTGCGTGAAGACCGTTGCTGACCAGTTCAATGTTCCGTGGTTCTGGATGGAACCGGATGCCGTGCCGCTGGTGCCGGAGTGGTTGGACAAGATCGAGGACGAATACCTTGCGGCCAAGAAGCCGTTCATGCTGGACAAGGTGATTACGCCTACGCGCTCGCACAATAGCGGCGTGGGAGTGTATCCAGGCAGGGTGCGAGACTACACCATTCGCCTGTGGGAGCTTTCAAACATCCCGTGGGACGTATTCTTGGCGGAGGAGTTCACGCCGTTCACGCATCATACCGCGCTGATTCACGACAAGTTCTATCGGGTGTGGGAAGACCCGAACAGCGGTCCTCCGATTTTTCCTGACGCAGCATCGCTGTCCATCATTGAACCGGGTGCCGTGCTTTTCCATCGTAACAAGGACGGCAGCCTAATGGATCGTCTGCGCGAATCGCGGGGTGGTGTAATCGCAGCACAGCCGCACTCATCGGCGGTAGGAGCTTGTTCAAGTCAAGCCCCCGCAACTGTGGACACGGATGCACTGCTGCGGAGAATCGCGGAACTAGAAGAAAAGCTGAAATTACAAACTGTAACAACTTCGGTTACAGAAGGAAAAAAACAGCGCACGCTGGAACAGATTCAGGCCGCAAAGGACAGGATGGCGAAGGCGCGTGCCGGGAGGAAGAAGTGAACTGCGACATCTTCATTCGCAGCTACGAAAAGGATTTCGAGTGGTTGAAATACTGCCTTCGTTCCATTCAGAGATTCGCCACCGGATTCAGGAACGTAATTGTGGTGGTGCCGAATGGACAAACGCCACCGACCGGGCCAGTCGAAAAGGTGTTCTTTGTGCATGAAGGATGCGACGGATACATGCACCAGCAACTTACCAAGCTGCACGCGGACTGCTTTTCGGACGCTGACGTGTTTCTCTGCATGGATAGCGATACGATATTCACTCGGCCAATCTCGGCTGGAGATGCGTTTGCGCCGTGGCTTTACACGCCATACGCCAGCCTGAACGATCCGAACACGATGACATGGCGGAAGGTGGTGGAAAAAGCCATTGGGGTACTGCCGGACTACGAGTTCATGCGGCGGCATCCACTGAGCGTTCAGCGATGGATGCTGCACGGATTACGCGAGTTCTTCTGGCAAAAGCACGGCATGAGCTTGGAAAGCTACATCATCGCGCAGCCGGGACATGAGTTCAGCGAATGGAACGTCATCGGCGCTTGGCTGTGGTATTTTCATCGGAGCAAAGTCCAGTGGCAGAATACGGATGAGAAATTGGGTGTTCCGTTCGTGCATCAGTCGTATTCGTGGGGCGGCTTGACCGACGACATCCGAAAGAACCTGGAGGCGGCGTTGGCATGAGTAACGTCCTTGTGCTCGTCTTAAGTTCGCGCCGTGATCCGTGGGGCGACCTTATGGACGTTTCACTGGCGACATGGGACGCCGACCCGCATCCGCAAGTCCGGACGCTTTACTACTGTGCGCACGGCAGCAACGCGCTTTTTCGTGATAACGTGCGCTACTCGGCAATGGAGGATTCGCTGGAAAATATCAGTCCGCGAACATTCGAGGCGCTAAAGTGGGCGCTGGATATTCAGGGATGGGATTATCTTGCCCGGCCAAATTCAAGTTGCTATGTCCACAAAGGAAATCTGGCAAAACATTGTGACACGCTTCCGAAGACGGGCGTATTGCGCGGAGCATGGACGGGCGGAAAGGACGGGTTCCTGTGGGGAGGCGGGCAGTATATCATTTCGCGGGATGTAGTGGAACGAATGGTTGCCGCTGGTGGATGGAAGAACGGGCTAATGGACGACGAGGCATTAACGGACTGCGCGAAAGGCGCTGGGGTTTCAATGGATCAAGGGTGCGTATTTGCCACGATTGACGACCAATTTGAAGGGAAGTGGCTATGCATGACCTACGGGCTTGGCGAGCCGTTCACTTTCACCGACTTTGCAGACTTGAAAAAGGCCGATGGGCACTTCTTCTTCCGGGTGAAGCAGGATCACAGTCGCAGGTTGGACGAGAAGCTAATGCGCGAGCTAAAAAGAAACCTTCCATGATTTACACCTTCGACACTAAGCGGGCGCAACTGCGAGACGGATTCTATCAGACCGGCAGTGGGCCGCGTCGCGTGCTGATTGTCGGTTCTTGTCGCACGATGGCCTTCCTGAACTACCTTTCAACGTGGAACGAGATGAGTGGAAACGGAATGACAATCCGTTATATCAACCCGTTTGACTGGCACTGGAACGCGGCGGACGAGCTGGTGGATTTGGAAAAGGCGATTGACGCTCTGGAAATTAACAGCGGAATCCTTTCCGTAATAGGGGACACCGATATATTCATTCACGAACACTACGGGAACTACGGGATGTTCAATACATCGCGTGACGCATCCAAGAATATCTATCAGTTCGGGATGAAGGCTCAAACCGACATCAGCATCCCAAACTTTCACGATCACTTCATTCTCTACAACGATTTCGCGGCGTTCGGTGAGGTGCCGGAAGATTGGAAAGAGCGAGGATTGGCTGCGGTGGAAAAGTTTTGCGACCTTTGCGACAAGACCAGCTTTCCAGAGATGGCGGACTACTTCCGCAATAACTGGCGAAATACGCGCCTATTCTGGACTCCAAACCATACCGGAGCACTGTTCACGCTCTACCTGTTCCGGCAGATGAACGACAAGTTCCTGCATCTTTCGATGGAAAACGATTTCTGGCAGCGGATTGGCGGTGACGATATGTTTCGCGAACCGCATACTCCCGTCCATCCAAAAGACATTGAAGCCTACGGATTAACATGGAATCACTAGCCGACATCTTCACGCGCATCGGACATTTTGGAAGCGATGCGGGCCATAATGACAAAGGATCAACCCATTCCTACATCGAAACATACGAGCGGCTGTTCGCGCCGTTCCGCGAGAGCGGGTCTATTTTAGAAATCGGACTTGCCTCCGGCATGTCTTTGGAACTGTGGTCGGAATACTTTGGACCAAAGGCGACAATCACAGGCGCGGATATTTCCATCACTTTTGACACCTCGCGCTTTGACCGGCGCGTGAAAGTCGTCGAAGCGGACGCCACCAGCCAGGGGATTCTTGATAAGCTCGGCGCTGAGACATTCGACATCATCATTGATGACGGAAGTCATATGGAAGCCGATCAAGCCACAACTTTCCAACTCCTTTCCTCTCGCGTGCGACCGGGTGGAATTTACATCATCGAAGACATCATCAGTCCCGATCAAAGCGTTCCTAATCTGCTTTCACTTCATTCCCCGAGCGAGTTTATTGATCTGCGCGCCGTCAAAGGCCGGTTTGATGACGGGCTGATTGTGTTCCAATTCTAATGCGCGTTCTTTGCACAGGAAAAAGCGGGTTCGTTGGACGCCATGTGGTGCGCGAACTGGAGAGTCGCAATATCGAGATTGTTCCCGACTTCACCGACCGGCCAGAAGCGGTCATTCACCTTGGATGGGGTGGGCTGCCAAACTACGAATCCGAAGTTCACTCGAAACAGGTTTCGTGGCATCACGACTTCCTGAGCGCGGTGATAGCAGACGGCATCACCAATATCACCGCAGCGGGAAGCTGTCTCGAATTGGTGGATAATCCGCCGCCCTACGGACTCGCCAAGATCAGCGTCCGCGACGGGCTGCTGTGGCGGCTCCCAACAGCCAAGTGGGTTCGCTTCTGGAATCTTTACGGACCTGGGCAGCGCGAAGGGTGTTTGCTGCCGAGTCTGCGAAGGGCAATGGAGCGAGGTGACGAAACATTCCAAGTCATTGACGGGATGCGCGATTTCATCCCTGTTCAGAATGCGGCGAGGCGGCTGGTGGATATTGCGCTGCAAGAGGAGGAGTCGGGGGTATTCGACTGCGGCAGCGGCACCGCCGTTCCGGTGATAGATTTCTGCCGTCAATTCACAGGTGATAGCACGATTCGACTGGAAACCGGCTACCCGATGCCGTCGTACGAGCCGAAGATATTCACGGCAAAACCGCTATGAGCACGGCGATTGACCGCTGCCTGTGTTGCGAGGGCGCGCTGGTTCCGCTGGTGCATTTTGGCCGGATGCCGCTGGTAAATACCTACGGCGTGACAAAGAAGTTTCCGCTGGCGGTCAACCGCTGCAAGGTGTGCTGCCATTTGCAACTGTCGGAGGCGGTCGATCCGCTGGTGCTTTACAGTGATTACGCCTACTGTTCAGGCACCGGAAAAACCGCGTTGGACTTCTTCACTGGATTCGCTCGCACGGCGCTGACCTACGTTCCTGATGCGAAGGACGTGCTCGACATCGCCAGCAATGACGGTTCACAACTGGACGCTTTCAAGGCGCTTGGGCTTGTGACGTGCGGAATTGATCCGGCGGCGAATCTTGCTGAAATAGCAAAAGCCAAGGGGCACGCCATCACCGTTGGGCTTTTCGAGGAGGTTTTCATTCCAGAAGAAACCACATTTGACATCATCACGGCGCAGAACGTGGTGGCGCATACGCACCGGCCAATGGAGTTCCTATCCAAATGCGCGGACATCATGCACAAGGAGTCGCGGCTATTTGTCGCCACTTCGCAGGCAAATATGGTGGTGTTGGGCGAGTGCGACACGATTTATCACGAACATGTCAGCTACTTCAACGCCGGGTCCATGAAGCGCCTAGCCGAGCGCGCCGGGCTGCGGCTGCTGGACATCGTGATGAACGATATTCACGGAACCAGCTACGTGTTCGTTCTAGGAATCGACGGTGAGCCGTCCGTTCGGGTGGCACAACGGATGCAATGGGAGAAAGCGGTGGGGCTGACGAGGCCAGGGCTTTACAGATGGTGGAAAGCGCACGTCGCGGAGAAAATTGAGCGGCTTGGCAGGACGATTGACGGATTCAAAAAGAAGGGATTCTTCACTGTCGGCTGCGGCGCTGCGGCAAAGGGAATCTCCATGCTGAACATGGCGGGCGTGAAGCTGGACGTGCTGGCCGACAATACGCCGACGAAACAGAACAAGGTGACGTGCGGGATGCGGATTATGCCGTTTGACGAGATTGCCAATTTGGGGGAGTCGAAGGTGCTTTTCGTGGTGCTGGCATGGAATGTCGGGGTGGAGATTCGCCGCAATGTAGAGAAGCTGCGAAGCCGGTCGGAAGATGTCTTCATCGAGACGCGCTAAAATAGCGGTTGACCTTTTTACGGAAGTGCCGTAAAAACCTGTTCAGAGGTTCTATTCAGCCGTGCTCCTCCGGTAAAACTTGGGCTGTATCACAGGGATTGGCCCGCCTGAAACCAAAACGTGCGCCTGCTATCGGCGGGGATTTCGCACGGTTTCACGTCCACACACGCAGTTTTACCTACCTACTCTCATGGCCTGTCCCAATCCGTTTTCAGCAATCCAAATCGCGACCGAGTATCTCGGCAGAGAAATTTACGGCATCCCCACTCCGGCGACGCCTTACTTCAACTTCGTCGAACGCGGCGTGTTCCCCAAGAACGCGGGCGTTACGATGTCCACATTCATCGCCGGTCGCGTCGAACCTGACAGCAAATCCGCTGGCTGGTCTGCCGTCACTCTTGACGGCGCTGGTTCCGGCACTACCGGGCCGACCATCACTGGCGGCATATGCGCGGACAGCTTTACTGCTGTTCCGGTCGGCTTCGACACGCTGCAATACTCGCCCCGCAAGCTCCAGCTTCAAGGGCCGTCCATCTGCCGCGACACGCTCACCTTCGCGCATCAGCCGACCAAGTTCATTCAGCAGCACTACATCCCGTCGCTTGCCCACTACGTGAAGCGTAAGATCGACTTGGAGTTCCGCGACCAGATCATCAAGTTCTCGAACAAGATGTCCCTCGCTGCGGGCGGTTTCTCCAATGTCGTCACCGCCACCACTAACCCGACCGTGAAGCCGACTTCGCAGTTGAACTGGACTTGGTTGGACGGCGTTGCTGTTCGCCTAATCGGCGATGGCGCGGCCAACTCGGACGGCGACGTGATTGAGATGGGGCCGGACGGTCCAGTGTTCCCTGCCTTCATCGGCCTGGAGGCGCTGAATCGCCTGTTTATGAACGGACCCGCTTCCGCTCCTACCGCCTTCCGTCAGGACTTCCAGTATGCCGACATGGGCAAGGGCGCAATGGCCGAAACCATGAAGGCAATCGGCGCTTCCCGGCAGATCAAGAACTTCCGGTTCGCTCCAGTCACGAATCCGCCTCGGTTCACTTGGAACAACCAAACTCTCGTCGAGGTCGAGCAGTTCGAGTTCACGGACGCCACGCACGGTCAGAAGTCCGTGGAAACTAGCGCGTATCAAAACGCGGAATACGAAGCCATCGTCATCCCGCATCGTCGCCAGTTCAAGGCGGACATCCTAACACCGGACAACGCCGGACTCGACTTCGATCCAGGCATGTGGACTGGCGACTGGAAGTTCGTCACGGGCGGAGAGCGCATCGTATCGAACAACGTGTGCTTCGACCCGCTGCACAAGTGGGGAGCGCACTTCGCCGAGTTCTACTACGCGCCGGAACCGATCCACACCAACTACGGCTGGGTGCTGTTCTACAAGCGTTGCCAGAACGATCAAGCCGTGACGGTCTGCACGAGCGGCCTGTAAGCAACCCGCAACCATCAACCGGGCGGTCCTGAGCAATCGGGACCGCCCTTTTGGGTGAAAACCTATGGCGACCATCACCGTAACGACGTTCTGGAACATGGATTCGCGGAAGTGGACGAGCGACCTGCTTGGCACCACGGAGCAAGGACCGTTGGCCGGCCTCGTCCAGGGTGACATCGTGAAGTTCGCCGTGCGGTTCGTGCAAGGCGGCGTAGCGGTGGCGCTGACTGCCCCGGTCTTCACCGCATCTGGCATAAAGGCGTTGAACGACTTCACCGGCGGCTACCTCATCCAGCTTTCCGCGCCTGTCCTGAGCGACACCACGCTCTATACTTTCACCGTCTCGCCGCTTAACAGCGCGCAACTGAACACGTTTTTGCAGACGTATCGGAATACGTGGTGTGCGCTGGAACTTTACGACAGCGCCAACGGCATACTCACGACTCCATTGGAACTGCAAATCACGCCGGGATACAGCCTGAGCGGGACGCCGACGGACAATGTGGATGGCGTAATTGTCGTCGCCGCTGGCAAGACCGTAACATTCCCGCTCTCGCTCACGTTCCCGAGCGCGGCGGGGACGAATGGCTACAAGCTGACCACCGACGGCGCAACAACGCTGAGTTGGACGGCTGACAATGCTGGGGCACCCGGAGGCAGTAACACACAGGTTCAATACAACAACAACGGCGCTTTTGGAGGCTATGCCATCAGCGGCACCGGCAGCGTGGCGATGACGACAAGCCCGAGTTTCACCACGCCGAGCTTGGGCGCGGCCACGGCGACGAGCATCAATGGTATCACGATCACAGGCTCGGGCACGCTCACGATGGAGGGCAGCATCAACACCAGCGTCAACGGCGGATATATCAACACTGGTGGCAACGGAAGTGCTTTTGGTGGCAACATTGACACTTCTAGTGATATAGGAAACCAAGCTGGCGGCTCCATTAACACCAGCGGCGGCAGCAGCGGAGCAGGCGGCAGCATAAACACCAGCAACGGTGGCGGAAACATTGACACCACGGCAGGCGGCAGCATCATCACCGGAGCAGGCGCACTGACTGGCCCAGCCGGCGGCGGCACCATCGCGCTGACTAGCGACATCACCGGCGGCACGCTGGCGGGGAGCTTCACCACGCTGGCGGTCAACGGGAAAAGCCTGACGCTCGGCGCAAACTTAACCACCAGCGGCACCGACCTCCCGACGTTCGCTTTCCCATCGGCGGCAACGGCGCGCACCTACACCTTCCCGACGACCACTGCGACGCTGGCGCGCACCGATGCGGCGCAGACGCTCACCGCGACGCAAACCATCTCCGAATCAACGGACAGGAACGGAGCTGCAGCAGGGGCATCACTGACCATTAGCGGGGCGGCATCCGTAGGGCCAGCCTTTAAGATGTCCACCACTGCGGCAGGCACGTTTAGTGTATTTGTCCATGCCACAAACGGGCATACATACGTCGGCACAGCATCGGGTTCGCTTATTGTGACGAGCGGAGTCAACAGCAGTGGATCAACCATGTTCTCGGTCACAAGTGGCGGCGCTTTTTCCATACCTGGCACGCTCGCCGTCACCGGAGCCACCACGCTGACCGGACTGCTTACGGCCAATGGCGGAATCACACTTGGAGACGCGCAGAACATCGCGGTCAACACCACGACCGGCACGAAGATTGGCACGGCTACCACGCAGAAGATCGGATTCTGGAATGTCACTCCAGTAGTGCAACCAGCCGCCGTGGCGGACAGTAGCGGCGTGCTGATGGACCTGACCACGCAATTCAACGCACTACTCGCCAGACTCCGATCCGCCGGAATAATCGCCACCTAAAAACCAATGAAAGACCTATTCACAATTCAAACCGAATCCGGCCAGCTATGGCTCGACATCAAAGCGCAGCTTGACGCGAAAGACGCGCAACTCGCCGACCAAGCCACTGAAACGAACCTCGCGCGCCAAGCTGCCACCGACGCTCACGCTGCCGCGCTGGCCGCGCTGGCAGACCAGCACGCCGCAGCTCTCGCACAAGCCGCAACCGACCAAGCCGCCGCTGTGGAGGCCGCGAAGCTCGCAATCCAAACCAACCTTGACGCGCTCGTGACTGCCGCCGAAACCGCACACGCCAGTGGCGACTTGGATGCCGTCGCAGCGGTCATCGCGCAAGCCCGCTCCTACACCACCGCAGCGCGCCGGGCGAAGATCGAGGCAGACCTCGCCGCCGCACAGGCCGCTGCCGCCGCACACGCCGCCGCGCTCGCCGCTCTCGCATGAGCGACGAAACCCACATCGGCGACGCAGCGGTGCGCGAAGGAGTAGCCTACGGCGTCGGACTGCTTCTGTCCGGGATCGTCGCGTGGCTGGCGCTGGCGAGAAAGCGCATCGCGCAATGGTGGAACGCCGGAAAGGTAGAGCGCGCAGAAAGCGCTGCCGCGATGCGCTCAATCGCGGAATCGCTCAAAACTCTATCCGCCGATTTCCGCGAGAAGTCCGCGAAGGACGATGAGATCATCGCGACGATTCGGGACGGCTTTCGCGCTC